CGGTAACGGTCTGGAAGCGGTTATCAACGTTCAGCACGCCAGCCACAGAGTTCGTAGTGGCAGAAGGGGTGTATTCCTGCGAACCGTTGGCGGTGTTGATCGTGATACCGGAACCAGCGGCAGCGGTGATGCGGTTGGCGTAGTCAAGCTTATAGGTGTCAAAAGACGCCACCATGCCAACATAAGCGCGTTCGTATGCGGTCAAGGTCTTGCCAGCGCCGAGGAACTGGCGATTGCCAAGGTTAGACGCCATGCCGTTGTAATCACGGGTAGAGAGAGCAAGGTAACGGTCATAAGACGGCACGCCCTGTTCGTTCATGATGGCTTCGCACTGCGCCACATCATCAAAGCCAGTTGCAGCCAGGGGACGATCCACCACGAGGGTTCCCTGAGCAGCAGCGACGTTCATGATCGCAACGTTAATGTCGGAAGCAAGCTTCTGCTTGGCGGAATCGCCCAATCGACCTTCTTGCAGCGCATCGCGCAGTTCGAAAGGGTGGCCGGGACAGCCAACTGGGTGTAGTTCTTGTATTGCGCGCTGATGTCCACACCAGGGGCTGCGGAAATCGATTGGCTGATGTAAGGCTGGGGACGCCACAGGACGTTGTCAGTCCGCTCCATCATGGTGCTGTCGGTGTTATAGACAGCCACATTACGGGACAGCACAAGTGCGTCTTGGAAACCTTCCAGAATATCTTCAAACGCAACGCGTTCTTCTTTGCTAAAGGCATTAGCCATGATAAAAACTCCTAAATTAGTACTAAATTAGTTTTGTTTTGCGCGCATCTGCCGCTTGTAGGCGATAACCTTGCTCATATCACCAGACTTCGCAGCTTCTTCACGCAGCCGTTCAAGGGTTGAGTCCACCGATCCTGAAACGCGGCCAGTACCTTTGACCACTTTTTCTGGCGGCGGGGCCGCCTTGCGATTGCTAACTTTCAACTGAGTCTCCAGTTTTGCTACCGCGAAGGCAAACTTCACGGGGTCTTTAATCGAAGAAAGCTCTTTCACCTTTTTAGGGTTTTTGCCGAGCGCATAAACAACCAAGGCGGGGTTTTCAGCCCCTTGCACGATGATGCCCTGCTGCGTAATGTCGAGAGTCTCTTGGGCCGTAGCTTCAGCGTCCTCAAAATCACGCACCTTTAGCGAGGCTTTCGCCTTGCCATAAGCTTCCAGCGTTTCCTGCCAATCTTTCTGCTGCGCTTGCTCTGCTTGCCGTTGCTTCTCTGTTTGCAGATCAACTTCTCGCTTGCGGTCGTACCAGTCAGACAACGCGCTTTCGTACTTGTCAGAGTCGTAATCAAAAGATTCAAGCGTAGGCTTTTGCCCCAGCGAAACCGGCTTTGTCTCAGTTGTCTGGGTTAGCTTTGCCTCAAGCTCTTTAATACGACGCTCTTTTTCCCTGTTTGCTTTCCGCAGCTCACGAACCCATTCAGGCGCACGAGTTTCTTCTTCCTGAGGTGGCGATTCCTCACCGATAGATACAACGATCTCGTCTTGTTCGTCGGCCTGCTCTTCGGGCTGTTCATCATTCTGGTTTGCGACGGATTCGTTCTCATCGCCAACTTGCTCATCCTGATGTTCTTCGCCTTCCTGCTGTTCGACTTCCTCGATTTCGACCTGTTCATCCATCACTGCCGTTTGAACCATAAAGCCCCCGTTTAACTCACCCATTTAAGCGGCTGGGTGGATGCCGCTAAAAATCATTGCAGCGGTTGCACTTGTCCTGCAATAGCGCCACCAATCTCACGCGCCATGTTAATCGCGTGATCTTGCGAATCCATATCAACTTTAGCCAGCGTCTCCACAGTCCGGGCGCGGCTCAACTCAGCATCGGCCACCGTCTTAACGGTATCGGCCCGAGCCTTGGCAGCTTTTGCAGTAGCTTCCTCAGCAGCAGCTTGCAGGAATACCGCATTCGGGTCTTGCTGCTGGCCCTGCATCATCACAGCCATTTCTTCAGCCTCTTGCGGAGTCGGATCGATCACGCCCATGCGAACAAGTCGCTTGCGGAAGAATTTACGAACGTCGCTGATGCCTTCGCCTTCCATGTTCATCATCGCCATTGCTTGCAGCACTTGCTTGGTTTCTGGATCATCGCTGATCGCCAACATTCCAGTGAGCGAACGCACCGTAGCAGCACGCTTGCTGGCGCTTGACGGCCCAACCTCTACGGCCACGTCAAACGCGGCCTCGCTCATGTCATTCTCAAGCTCAATCTCGCCAGACTCTTCGTTGATAGTGGGCTTCAAAAGCTCGATTGCCGACACCTCTCCACCTTCGGAAACGGCTTTCATCTTGCGCTTTTCTTCGCCGTATATTTCTTTCGCCATCGACAGCCAAATCTCACCGCTGCGTTTGACGGCTTTGGCATAGTTCGACATGTAGATAAACGCTTGCATGTCCAACCGCTGCTGAATCATCTCCACGGCTTTACCGCTAATGTTGCTCACCATCTTGTCGGCCTGCTGCGAACTGCCGAGAATGTCTTGCATGTCCTGTTCAGTGACTTGCAGCAAACCCGCCAATGCTGGCGGTATTTGTGGCGGCTTGGTGTAAGCAACAGGTCCGCCAACGGTCATATTGCCATTGGCATCGGTGATCGGGTTGATAAGCAGGTACGGATAATCCTTAAGGTTATCTTCTGCCCACATCATCTGGTGGCCTGCCACTTGCTCAGGCGTGAGGATAGGCTTCTCAACGCTCGACAATGCGCTGATCTCGCCAAGCTTTGATAGCTGCATGTTCTTGAGCCGCTGGGCATCTTTCGCCAGTCTCACATGGCCCATGCAACGCTCTACGTTATCCACAAACCAGCGTTTTCCATAGACAGGCACAATGGGAATGCACTTGCCTGCCATGTATCCGCAATCCTCAAGGATCTTTCCGCCGCTCATGATGTACTTACGAACGCGCTTTACCTTGTACTTTTTAGAACGAACCTCGGTTGAGCCAATGGCAACAAGACGCTCATCAAGCTCTTCGTCCTCGTCAAAATCAGCTTGGCTGTAACGCTCTTCGTCTCCCGAGATCGTGCGGAAGATGCGAACCGTCTCGCTTTTTTCCTCGACGCGGTAATACTCAGCGACATACACCACGTCTGGTGTGCACCAGTCAAATTCGGATTGATGCACGATCTTCGGCCAGCTAGTAGGATCATCGCCCCACGTCGCCTTATACGCATCACGCGTCATCGAGGTAATGACGAAGCATTTTTTAGCGTCAGACTTGTCTTGGCGTTTGGCTTCAAGATCAAAGAACACGGACGAATCTGCATCGAAAATCGGCTCGATGCAAATACGCTGGCGGTCATCATCTGGATCTTCATCATCCTGATACTCGGTACGCAAGCGCCACGCGCCAAAGCCACCGCCGACAGCCTCCTCAAAGGCATTGTCGTATGCTTCATCGGCCACGCTGTCCTGCTCATCGGCCCGATAAAGACCGGCGCAGGTATCTGCTAGGCTGTCGTATTCGTCGCCTTCTTTGCTCACGAACGACACCGAAACGCGATTATTCCGATACTCGTTGATGATGCGAATGACGGCCAGGTGAATCTTATTGACCTCAAACTTCGGCTTGTTTTCGTACTGATCCCAAAGCGGGCCTTCCCACTGCGCGCCGGCCAGTGAGTAAAAGCGCCGATCTTGCAGGCATTGCAGGCGTTCATCGCGCAATGCAGATTGAATGTTATCGAACTCTGCCAGCGCCTCGGCGTGCAGGTTTGCAAGGTACTGGTCTTTTGAGATTCGAGCCATGTGTTTTTCCTTAATGCCTGCGCGTATTGTCGCCCCAGCGGTTGATTGTTGGCAATGGAATAAAGCTTTGTTTCTTATCAGGCTGGGCACGCCTTACGCTTTCGCAGGCATATCTTAAAGCATCAATAACGTGATTGCTTTTATCTTCAAGTATAGGCAAGACTTTACCAGTCAAATTGTCTGTTTTGTAACTATACAGCGTCAATTCATCAATCGTGTGTTTGCATCTAGGATGCACAACAATATCAAAGCTCTTGAGCCATTCTATACCCTCTTCAACAGATTTTGCCCCTTTTACTGCTGACATGATCTTCGGAAAACCATGCGAGCGCATGTGAGAGATTGTCTCAGGGCGTGAGCTATCTGCCACCATAGGCCACTTTTCAGATTCTGGCACCGTCATAAACAGATCGGGTGTATTCACGATCTCACAACCGACCATGTAAGCCTCGTGGTCGATGTACAACGTACGCCCAGCAATGTGGCAGCGCACCAGCACTGTCGGGTCGCTGGCAAACCCCCAGTCAGCGCCAAGCCGATGCACTGCGTCTTTCGGTGCGTCAAACTCTTCGATTCGCCAGTTGATAAACACCCGGCTTGTGCTGTTTTGCAGGTATCCACCGAGCCAGACATGCGAATACTTGTCCGGGTCGCGTCGCCTGTCGTATTCCATTTCAGCGCGCAACACTTCAGGAAACCACGGATTGTCATCGTAATTGACGGGCAGAATCACAGAATCAGGGGGTGGCGTTGGGCCACGCAATAAATGATCAACCGGATCACTAGCCTGACTTGGGTTCCATGTGAACCAAAGCTCTGAGCTAGGCTTACGGATGGTCGGACGAAGCAGGTCAAGGCTGCGCTGGCTCAAGCTTTGAGCTTCCTCAACCCACGCCCGGTCGTAACCTTCCAGCGATTTGATTGAGTCAGCCGTGTGATTTTGCATACCCTGGAAGATAATCAAGCCATCGCCTTTGCGTGACTTAATGACAGACTCTTGCACTTCAAAATACGATCCGGCCCCCATCTGCTCGATCTTCATCTCAAGAAGCCGTTTAACTGACTGAGCTAACGACTTCTGAACCTCACGAACACAAACCGACCGGCTAGACGGATTCACAATGTGCTCTTCGATAAGCATCTCGGCAAAGCAATGCGACTTTCCAGAGCCTCGCCCACCAAACGCGCCCTTGTACCGGGTGGGCTTAAGCAGGGGCAAAGCCCAGCGCGGGGTTTGGATTTTGAGCGTGGTCACTCAGCCCTCGCCCATTTTCCAAGCTGCTCACCAAGAAACACCACGTCATCAGCCAGCCTAGCCACTTCTTCCTTGTCAGAGTTTGAATAGGCAATTATTCGCTGCAAGTCGTTGCAGATTTTCTTTAGCGCTATCAAATCACTCGCCGGATTGTTCATTTTTTACCTTGATGCAAAAGAGTTCAAACAACGCCGGGCACATCTTTCGCTCGCCCAGCTCCCACTGTTGCCAATTTCGCGTACTGCGATACACCAATGCTGCTGCTTTAGAAGCGCTTAAACCCGCCTTAGAGCGGGTTTCGCGCACCTGTTCAGGGGTGGGGTTAGGATGCAGCACTAAAACCCCTCAGATTAAGTCTGCCCGGTGTTTTAAGTCCGGGCAACAGCTCTACGCCGTAAAGTGTAAGGTCACGCGCATCCTGAAACGTGCGGGCGTGTTCGTAAGCGTTGGCAATATCTTCCCACGCTCTTGACTCGCTTTTGTATGGCCCCGCCAAGATAACAGGGCGCTTTCCTTGTTGTGCTGTGATGTAGTGCATTACTCATCCTCCTTGTTTGTCAAAGACCGCTGCTCAATCACTTCACCAACAACAACGCGCTCAATACGCTCAATCTTGAGCGGGTTATCCGCGTCACCAGACACTTCGATCTTGTCGCCGTACTTCTTAGGCGCAAGCTTGCTTAAAAGCCACTTGCGAGTATCGACCTGCAATCTTTGTTTTTGAATAGCGCCAGGATCGAGGCCACCTTTTTCGTTCGAAGGCACAGGCGCATCAGCAATTGCGACAATCTCTGCGGCTATAAACTCGTGCAATTCTTCTCGCGCGCGCGCGTAATCTGCCGCCATTTCAGCATCATCATTCAACCAATGATTAAAAGTCGATTGATGAACCCCAACTTTTAAGCAAGCTTTATACGCACTCAATCCTTGCCGCATTTCATTAAATACCTGATCGGCTATTTTCCGGCGCTCAATGCTTTGAGGATAAGTTATAGCCATTATTTTTATTAAAACCCACGAGGTTTAGGATAACAAACCATAACACCGCGCTTATCAACGGTGCATTCATATGTGTTTGCATTTGCACTATTAGCCATACCAACAAACAACAAAACACAAAGAACATATTTATTCATAACATTTACTCCAAAAACAAAAACAAACTAATGATAATAAAACCGACAAAAGCGATAACAATATCCATTATTCCCCCTGAATACTGATTAACCGTTCAAGATAATCATGGGCCTTCTTCAAGTCCTCCAGCCCGTTCTTATCCTTCCACCGCGCCACGTACTTAATAACATTTCCCCAGTAAAAGCCTTGCAACTCTTCTTGACTCATCCAGGCAGCCATCGCGTCGATTGGCTGAACGTTTTTCTGGTAGTGGCTACCGCCTATCTGATCCATGTTCCCATCCTAGCACATTGTTCGTGATTGCACAATGTTCGTTGTATCAACCGAACCCCTACCCCTGCCCCTGACGAATTAACAATGCCCCTACCGCCCCTGCCCTATAGGGGTCAGGGGCAGGGGCGGGGCGGGGTTTTTTTATTTTTTTAAAAAACACCCCCAAAACCCCAAAAACC